ACCTGCCCACCCGCGAAGCCAACCTCACCACGGAACGTGGCCCCGAGCACCGCCGCCTTCCACACCGAAGGAGCCGTCTCGAGGGCGGTGAGCCCCGTGAGGGTATCCCCCGTCGAACCCTGCACGGTGATGCCCGTGTTGGCCAGGGTCGTGAAGGGGTACACGGTGCCGTAGCCCGGAACCACGCGGCTCCGAAGGATCAGGCGGTCGTGGAGGAGGGCCGAGGTGTTGTTGCCCGCGATCGTGAAGCGACGAGCGATCGGCCCCTGGAACAGCTTGGTCTGGGAACCCGCCGTCGCTGCATCCGTGTCGATACCCGCGAGAACCGCGAAGTCCCGACCGGCGGTGCCGTGGGTGATGAAGTCCAACACACCCGCCGCGTCACCCGTGGCCTTGGTGAGGCCGAACACGAGGTTCCCATCCCCGTTGGCGGTCACGGTCACCGCGAGACCCGCGAAGGCGACACCCAAGGTGCCGATCTGGGTGGTGATGGCGGTCTGGACAGCCGCTGCCAGAGTCGCCACGGAGGCGTAGGTGCCTGGGGCGATGGTCGCGACAAGCACGCCCGAGGCCGTGGACACGTCACCGGTGTAGTGGAACCGGATCTGGTCGTACTCGTTGACCGTGATGATCACAGACGAGAGGAACTTGCCCGCGCCCGCCCACACCGACGGGACCGTGTTGGCCGCCGTGTTGATGGCGGTCACGTAGGCCGCCAACGTCTGAGTCGTGCCCGTCGCGGCAGAAGCGGTGATGAGCGCCCCGTCCACGGTCAGGTTGACCCCGTTGTTGGTCGAGTCCACCTCGTAGGTGATGTACCCGGAGTCAGCCGCGTAGGCGATCTCCGCACCGAGCATCGTGGCGGGGACACCCAGGTTGACGGTGCCCATCACACCCGACAGGTCGATGCCTGCGGCAGCCCCGGCCAGGGCCGCACCGTCCACGAGGAAGCGCATGCGGTCCGAGGCGTTCTGGATGAACACGTAGTCGCCGGCACCCGGCACCGTGTAGGCCCCGAGAGTCGAGTCCACCGACCGGAAGGTGACGGTGACATCTTCCTCGACAGCACCGTCGAAGCTCGTCGTGCTGAACGGAGTCTCGAACCGCACGTCGGGCTTCCGCTCAGACCCCGAGGGGAACTGGAGGGTGATGGAGGCGAGCCCCGAGGACTTCGTTCCGAACTGCGGGGTGTACAACGACTCCCCGCTCTCGTTGGTGATGGAGTAGGTGCCCACACCCGACGACCCAGCCGTCTCAGCGACAACCGAGTACTCCTGGTCGACCAGGGTGTTGTAGTAGAAGGTCGCGAACACCTGTGCCCCGACCGGAACCGCGCTCTTCAGGGTGAGCGTGCTCGTGGCCGAGTCCACCTTCGTGACCTCGACCGGCCCCCGCGCGATGGCGTCCTGAACCCCGAAGCCCCAGTAGGCGATCACGAGGTCCGGACGGTCCGTGGGGAGGTCGATGCGGTCGTTGCTGACCGTCTGGAACAGGCTCGAGCCGAGCGGGCTGTTGCGGCCGTTGCCCGTGGTCGGGACGAGCGGCATCGTGAACTGGGTCCGGCTCTCCTTGACGGGGATGACCGTGGTGTCCACGACCGCGACACAGGGCTGCAGGTAGCCCCGGGTGTCCACCAGGGTGGCGGACACCTGCGACTCGTTGAAGTACTCGGAGCCGCTGGTGTGCTCGCCCGCCCGGATGAGGACGGCGGTGCCCCACACGATCCGGGAGGACCCGTCCACCGGATCATTCCAGAGCACGAAGTCGACACCGTCGGTGTAGTCCGACCGGCTCGGCGTCACACCGCACTGGAGGATGTCGGTGACGTTGATGTGGGCCAGGTAGTCGAACGTGTCCTGCCAGGCGTTGAAGTAGTATTGCAGGGTGACAACCGCCCCAACCTCGGGGGCGAAGGGAAGGGTCACAGCCCGGTTGGCACCGTCCACCGCCGTCGGGATGACCTGCACCCCGTCGACCTTCACCGTCACGTCGGAGGGGTCGGTGGTCGTGATGCCACCGTTGGTCCCGTCCACGATCGGACCCTGGAAGGTGTAGAACACCTTGTTCCGGGCCGTGCTGAACCCAGAGGTGAACCCGAGGGTGGAGTTCGCGGTGCCCGAGCCGATGAGCATGTTGCGCTCGGCGGTCAGGTAGAGCACCGTCTGGCCGAAGTTGTTCGCCGCCGTGGTGGCCACCAGGGTGGTCGAAGCCGCCGTGGCCGCCGCGTTGATGAACGCAGCCACCTGGGATGCGGTCCAAGGGGTCACCCCGGACGAGGGGATGGTCACGGAGACCACGGTCTCATCGTCCACCGTGATCACGAACGTGTCGTTGTCACCCGTGGTGATGGCGTAGCTCTGGCCGACCGACCCGTAGATTTCGGCCCCGGTCTTGGTCACCTGGTCCGTCACGGTGTCCGTGATCAGGGTGTCCGTGCGCTTGAAGAAGTAGGTGACCCGAACCTCGTCGCCCGCTTCGGGAGCCGAGGCGAGGGTGAGGATGCCCTTGGCCCCGTCCATCGCGATGACCACGATGGGCTGGCCGTTGATCGTCACGGTCACCGACGACGCCTTGGTGGCAGTCGTGCCCGTGCCGTTCCCGTTGACGATCGGGAACTTGCGGGTCTGGATGCGGGTCAACTCGCCGTCGAAGTCGCCCAGGGTGACTGCCCCGGCGAGCGAGATGCTGACCACCGCTCGACCCGACTCGTCCTCCTGGACGATCCGCTGGTCGACCGAAGCCGACGAGCCCCGGACCATCTCCAGGTTGTTCTGGGTCAGGATCTCCGAGCCCGTCCCGATCAGGATGGGGAGACGCAGACCCTCGAGTAGGCCCTGAGTCGGGTTCTCGTAGTTGGTCTTGGTGTAGACACCGGGAGGGGCGTAGATGCCATTGGGGAAGGCCATGTTTCCATTCCTCGAAGCTGATGGGCTCTTGGCTCAGCCACGGTCATAGGCAGTTCACCGGGACCCCTGAAGGTCTGGTCTGAACCCTATGCCTGTAGGTGAGAGGTGAACCCTCCGCTTGCAACCGCGTTGTTCCGAGCGAGCCGTTTGTCCGTCTGATCCGAGTTCATCGATCCGGTCTTGTCCCTCGAGCGAGGGGAACGCCTAAAGTTCGGTCTGGGTTCGGTCGGGTCTCGGTTCAGTCGGGTCTGGGTCTATCGGTGCGGCCCGTCGGGTCGCGGTTGCAGGCGAGTGCTTCTAGCCCTCGGCCTTCTTGGAACGCTGCACACTGGCTTCGACGGCGGTTTGAGCCTGTCGGAAGAGTTCCCGCCCCTGGTTGGCGGAGGTACGCTCGGACTCGGTGATGGTCCGGTAGCCGCCCTCGGTGGTGCGGGTGAGATGGTCGCGGGTCACGAGTTGACCCGCCTTTCGAGCGTCGTGGACCACACCATCCTTGTGCTTGGACCGGTCGCCGATGAGCCTCCACCGCTGCTCGGCATCTCGGCCAATCACCTGGTCGGCGCTGTAGTCGATGGAGTGAACGCCCGTGTTCTGGGGACGAGGCCCGCCAACGACCTTGTGGGCGAAGGTGTGGTTCACCGCCGAAACGAGCTTGCGAGCACCGTCCACACCACACTCGGGGCATGGGGTGGAGGCGTCAGACTCGGACATCTTCCGCATCTTCTCAAAGCGGAGTCCGCAGTCGCTGCACTCATATTCATAGATCGGGATGGCACACCCCCTTCGGCTCACGACGGAACAACCACCCGGTTGTGAGTCGGGCTCCACGCCGGAGGCTCTCGTTGATACGCTTGCGCTTATAGCCCATCTTTCGTGCCGCCTCAGCCTCGCTGACGAAGTGGATGACCCGACCGTCAGTGTGCTCCGCCCGCAGTATGTGGAAGGAACGATCCGCCCGCGAAGCTGCTGCCTCCGTAGCCCAGGTGTTTACCCCCCCCTTGTTCCAAGAGGGACGCCCACGGTTGGCCCCGCTGATCCGAGCGTTGTGTTCCACCGTGTTGTGCGACCCTTTTCGGGCATACCTATCTCCGCGACCCGCTTCAACACCGATGTTGAAGCGAGAGGTGGGAGGCAGAGCATCTAGGTACACCTGCTCTGTGGCGAACTGGTCCTCGGCGGAGCACTTCGTCACACAGTAGCCCCAGAAGGCCCCCTCTCCATACATGTCCCATGCCCGTTGCAGGTGGATGTTTTCGTGTCGTCCGCGACGAAGGCGGGAGAAGTGGGCAAGAAGCCTCGCCGCCACATTCACCGAGCTTCCCACATAGACTTTCCCCGACACGAGACACCAAATCTCGTAGACGCCGCAGTCGGGGGTGTTGGGGGTGATCGGCAACGGCCTCTCCTACTACGTGGGAGTTTATAGACCGACCACCGTACCCCACGCCCCTACTTGATCGTCTCGAAGGTCGACGTCTTTCCGCTGAAGAAGGGATCGTCGAAGCTCTGGAGGCCCAGGCTTTCGAGCACCTGGATGTTGGACACCACCCCGGCCTCAAGAAGCTGGTCCCCGGTCATGGCCGCCACTTCGGCGATCTGCTCTTGGGTCAGCGGGACGACGCGACGGATGGTGGCCGAGAGCGGCACATGGATGGACCAGTCGGTCTGGGTCTGGACCGCGAAGCTGGCGTTGTAGAAGTAGTCGTCCGCCGTCTCGTCGTAGATTTCCTCGGTCTCCCCGCCCATAGAGACAGCGGTGATCTCGATCCCCTCAAGCGAGAGTCGGTTTCGGGCCACACCCCACAGG